GGAACGGTCGGCTTTCGCGCTTTGCTCCGGCAAAGTGTGCCGGAGGCAGGGGGGCTCAAATCCCTGGGAACCGTCGCCGGGCGACCGCGCCCGCCTCTCGCGTGAAATTCCGACAAATACAAGGGGTGGGGATTTCGGCCATATATAACAAAAGCCGCCCATGTTCGGACGGCTGTTTGTATTCATAGGAGTATGACAGGAGGAAGCCCATGGAAACGACAATGAATCTGCAACGAATCGCCGTGGATAAGCTGAAACCGGCGAAGTATAACCCGCGCAAAGATCTGAAGCCCGGTGATCCGGCGTACGAGAAGATCAAACGAAGCCTGCACGAGTTTGGCTATGTCGATCCCGTCATCTGGAACGAGGTCACCGGAAATATCGTTGGCGGTCATCAAAGGTATAAGGTGCTGGTCGCGGAGGGCGCAACCGAGATCGACTGCGTCGTGGTACACATCGATAACCCGCAGGACGAAAAGGCGCTCAATATCGCGCTCAATAAGGCTGTCGGCGAATGGGAACCGGTCGCTCTGGCCGAGTTGCTCTCCGATTTACGGGATTCCGGTTATGACCTTGGCGCGACGGGTTTTGACCCTGCCGAGGTGGACGACCTGTTCTCTCAGGTACATGACAAAGAAGTCAAGGATGATGACTGCGACATCGACCCGGAAGAAGTCACGCCCTTTGTGCAGGCCGGGGATGTGTGGACGCTGGGACGGCATCGGATGATGTGCGGCGACTCCACAAACGAAGCCGATGTCACCTTGCTCATGGATGGCGTGAAGGCAAATCTTGTCGTGACGGACCCGCCGTATAACGTCTCTTACGAGAGCGCAGATGGAAAGACCATCCAGAACGACAGCATGGAAGATGGTAAGTTTTACGACTTCCTACTGGCTGCGTTCAGAAACATGGCCGCGCATATGGCCGAAGGCGGCAGCGCGTACATCTTCCATGCGGACACGGAGGGGTTGAACTTCCGGCGCGCCTTCAAGGAAGCGGGCTTCCACATCAGCGGCGTTTGCGTTTGGGTGAAGGAATCGCTGGTGCTGGGGCGCTCGCCCTATCAGTGGCAGCATGAGCCTGTGCTGTTCGGTTGGCTTCCCAACGGCAAGCATAAGTGGTTTGCGGATCGGAAGCAGACAACCGTCTGGCATTTCGACAAACCGAAAAAGAGTTCTGCGCACCCGACTATGAAGCCCGTTCCTCTACTGGCTTATCCCATCAAGAACAGCTCCGCACCGAACGCTGTGGTGCTCGACCTGTTTGGTGGCAGCGGCAGTACGCTCATCGCCTGTGAACAGACGGATCGCATTTGTCGCACGATGGAGCTTGACCCCAAATATGCCAGTGCAATCGTTTTGCGGTTCGTATCCGAGTACGGAACAGATAAGGCGAAGGTGCTCCGAAACGGTCAGGAACTGACCTATGACGAAGTCGCCGGGACGAGCATACCCGCCGAAACGGTAACCAGCGAGTAAACAAACGAGATGAAGGGAGGTGAAGCCAATGGCTGTAAGAGGTCGTAAGCCACTGCCGACGGCAATCAAGGTGCTGGAAGGTGACCGGGGTAAAGGTCGTCGTCCGATCAACGAGAACGAACCCATCCCGCCTGCCGGTGGCGTGAAGTGTCCGACGTGGCTGCTGCCGGAAGCCAAAAAGGAATGGAAACGGCTGGCTTCTTCCCTTGAGGCGATGGGTGTGCTCACCATGGCCGACTTGACAGCTTTTTCCGGTTACTGCCAAGCCTACGCCCGTTGGCGCGAAGCCGAGGAGTTTATCACCCAGCACGGCTCCATCTTCAAAACACCGTCCGGTTATGTACAACAGGTGCCGCAGGTGTCCATCGCCCAGCAGAATCTAAAGATCATGCAATCCTTCGCCACTGAGTTTGGGCTTACGCCTGCCTGCCGTGCCCGCATTGTTGCCGCAAACGGAAAAGCCGGAGAGCTAAACAACGATCCCATGGAGCAGCTCCTGAAGGGCGGGTGGAAAGACGATGTTTGATGAAGCCCGCGCCCGCCGTGTCATTCGGTTCATCGAGTGTCTTAAGCATACCAAGGGCGAGTTCCATGGGAAGCCTTTTCACCTGTTGCCGTGGCAGGAGAAGATCGTCCGGGATGTGTTCGGCACGGTTCGGGATGAAGACCCGGATATGCGTCAGTTCAATCAGGTGTACATTGAGATCGGCAAAAAAAACGGCAAGTCGGAGTTGGGCGCGGCGCTGGCGCTCAACATGCTGATCAACGACGACGAGTGGAAAGCGGAAGTTTACTCCTGCGCTTCCGACCGGCAGCAGGCCGGTATCGTTTTTGATGTTGCTGTTGACATGGTGCAGCAGAATCCCACGCTCAGCAAACTCGTAAAGATCATCCCGTCCACCAAGCGCATGGTCTATCAGCCTACGGGGAGTATCTATCAGGTGTTGTCCAGCGAAGTGGCCACGAAGCACGGACTGAACGTCAGCGCCTGTATCTTCGATGAGCTACACACCCAGCCCACCCGTGCGCTCTACGATGTTATGACGCAAGGCTCCGGTGACGCGCGGAAACAGCCGCTCTGGTTTTTCTTGACCACAGCGGGCACCGACCGCAACTCTGTCTGTTGGGAGGTGCATCAAAAGGCCATGGACATTCTTGAGGGTCGCAAACGCGATCCCCGTTTTTATCCGGTTGTCTATGGGCTCCCCGATGATGCAGATTGGAAAGATGAAGAGAACTGGCAGAAATGTAATCCTTCCTTGGGGTATACGATCACCATCGACAAGGTGCGAGACGCTTTCAGTAAAGCCATGGAAACGCCTGCCGACGAGAATATGTTCCGACAGCTCCGCCTGAACCAATGGGTCAAGCAGTCTGTTCGCTGGATGCCCATGGATAAATGGGATGAGTGCGGCGCAACTGTGGATGAGTACAATCTGGAAGGGCGTGCCTGTTATGCCGGGCTTGACCTTTCCAGCACATCCGACCTTACAACGTTGGTGTTAGTGTTCCCTCCGGAGGACGAAGGCGAACCGTATCAGGTGCTGCCGTTCTTCTGGCTACCCGAGGAAACGTTGCAGCTCCGCGTCCGACGTGACCACGTCATGTACGACGTTTGGCAGAAGCAGGGCTTCATTCATACCACGGAAGGCAATGTCGTTCACTACGGCTTCATCGAGCAATTCATCATTCAGTTAGGCGAGCGGTTCAACATCCGAGAAATCGCCTACGACCGCTGGAACGCCACAATGATGGTACAGGCGCTTGAAGATGACGGTTTTACCATGGTGCCCTTTGGTCAGGGCTTCAAGGACATGAGTCCTCCAACCAAAGAGCTGATGCGTCTTGTGCTGGAACGCAACCTCGCGCACGGTGGGCATCCTGTGCTCCGTTGGAACATGGATAACGCCTACGTCCGTACCGATCCTGCCGGAAACCAGAAGATCGACAAGCAAAAGTCCACGGAAAAGGTGGATGGAGCCGTTGCTATGGTGATGGGGCTGGATCGTGCGATGAAAAACCTGAACGGCGGCGGTTCTGTGTACGATGAACGCGGATTATTGCTCATATAGCCGCGAAAGCACAATGAAAAGGCGGATTCTGCACCGATACTGCTTCAGTAAAGCAGCTACTTGGCGCATTTCGTACCGAAAACAGTCCCATGGAGGTGGCTATATGCCGCACACGCCTAAGCGTCCCTGCCGTCATCCCGGTTGCCCGAACCTATCCTACGATGTGTATTGCGAGAAACACCGACCGCTGTATGCACGGGAAACCGCCGCCAGTCGCGGCTACGATAAAAAATGGCAAGCAGCACGGCGACGCTTCCTTCGTTCGCATCCCCTGTGTGCGGAATGCCAACGAAATGGTTTGCTGACGCCCGCGACGGTGGTTGATCACATCATCCCGCATCGCGGTGATGAGCGTTTGTTCTGGGATGAAACGAACTGGCAACCGCTGTGCAAGCCCTGCCATGATCGAAAAACAGGGGGCGGGATGTAGACTATGGCAGAACAACTTTTCCACTTACTATACTATCGAGCAAGCAGGCAGCGTTCTCTTGTGCCCCCTCAGTGACTTTTTCTTTATTGGTGTTGAGAACATGATCTATTGCGTCTAAGACCATGTGGTTTTCAATGATTGACATTAGCGCGTAGCACTTTGTTTGCGTTGAAGCGTACTCGTAGTCAACGGCCTTACCGTACTCATTATGAATTCGCTTAATGTACTCTGGCTTTCCATTTTCCGTATCATGCCAGATACTGTAGTCATGGATGAACTCACCCATAAAGGAACCAACAAACCATGCCCCCGCCGTGTTAATCTTACGAACCATTTGTTGATAGGTCATCGAGCTCACTCCTTCCCTAATCTGATGCCATTATAACACTGACTTCTGTAACCGTGTTTGATTATGAGATATTCTCAGGAGGAAATATGAAGAACCCATTTTCTCGTCTGTTCCGCGCTCGCGACAAGCCTTGTGACACAATCAGTGCCGCGCCGACGTTCTACTTCGGCTCGTCTACGGCTGGCAAGTCGGTCACGGCAAAAACCGCCATCCAGATGTCTACGGTTTACGCCTGTGTCCGCGTCATCGCGGAAACTATCGCCAGCTTACCGCTACATGTGTATCAAGCCGACGGTCAGGGAAGCAAGAAGGCGTTGGAGCATCCGCTGTATCGCATCCTGCATGACGAACCGAATACAGAAATGACCTCTTTCGTCCTGCGTGAAACGATGCTCAGTCACCTGCTCCTGTGGGGTAACTCCTATTGCCAGATCGTGCGGAACGGACGCGGACACATTCTTGGACTGTACCCGCTCCTGCCGGATCAGATGCAGGTGGACAGGGACAGCGGCGGCAAGCTCACTTATGACTACAGCACCCGCGATGGAAAAACCGTGCGCATGCGCCCGGAGGACGTGCTGCACATTCCCGGCCTAGGTTTTGACGGCGTGATGGGCTACAGCCCGATTGCTCTTGAAAAGAACGCCATCGGTCTCGGACTTGCAGCCGAGGAGTATGGCAGCAAGTTCTTCTCGAACGGCGCAACGCCATCCGGCGTGCTGACGCACCCGAACACAGTCAAAGACCCGAAACGCCTACGCGAAAGCTGGAACGCCGCATACGGCGGATCGTCCAACTCCGGCAAGGTTGCCATCCTCGAGGAAGGAATGCAGTTTGCAAGAATCAGCATGCCAAACAACGAGGCGCAATTCCTTGAGACACGGAAGTTCCAAGTCTCGGAGATCTGCCGCATCTACCGCGTACCGCCTCATCTTGTAGGCGATCTGGAACATGCTACCTTTAGCAATATAGAGCATCAGGGCATTTCGTTCGCTGTTCATACTATCCGGCCATGGCTGGTACGCATCGAGCAGGCCATGAATCGTGCGCTCTTCCCCGACAAGGAGAAGGGCGTTTTCTATGTCCGCTTCAATATGGACGGCCTTATGCGAGGCGCGTACAAGGAACGCATGGAAGGCTACGCCATCGGCAGACAGAACGGCTGGCTTTCGACCAACGACATCCGGGAACTCGAAAACATGAACCCTGTACCGGATGAGGAGGGCGGCGATGCCCTGCTTGTGAACGGCAACATGCTTCCCATCAAGGCGATTCTGCAAAAGGTCGAGCTGGCCAATGCCCTGACGGAGGGTCTGATCCTTGGTGCGCCAGACGCTCCTTCAAGCGATGATCCCGATGAGGATGTACCACCTGACGAATCCGAACAGGACGACGCACAGAAAACCAAGCCGAACAAGAAGAAGGCCGGTGAAACGGATGCGGTATGACAATCAGCTCCTATGCGGTGATGCGCTGGATACCCTGCGCGATATGCCGGATGAAACCGTTGACATGTGCCTGACCAGTCCGCCTTACTATGGCCTTCGGGACTACGGCGTTTCAGGGCAGTTAGGACAGGAGAAAACGCCGCAAGCATACATTGACCGTCTCCGTCAGGTTTTCTCCGAAGTACACCGCGTGTTGAAACCGTCCGGTACCTTCTGGCTCAACCTTGGAGATAGCTACGCTGGCAGCATGCAGGGTGCGGGAACGAAAGCACCGTCTGCCAAGCAGCAGAGCAACCGAGGCACACAGTATATGCTGGAAGCCTCGCACAGAAGTCCGCTGCGAAGGCTAGAGGGCTACAAGCCCAAGGACATGCTGGGTATTCCATGGCACATGGCCTTTTCGCTCCGTGACGATGGCTGGTATCTGCGTCAGGACATCATCTGGTATCGCGCCAACTGCATGCCGGAATCCGTCCGAGACCGCTGTACCAAAAGTTATGAGCATGTGTTCCTGCTGAGCAAATCGCCCAAGTATTACTTCGACTGCGATGCCATCCGCGAACCTTGCACGGAAAGCTCCGTTGCCGACTTTATGCGTCGCAAGACACTCGACAACAAGGGCGGCGGGCACGGATCGTTTGAGGATGTGCGTCCTGACCTCTGCCGCAGACGAAGTGACTATTACGCCAGCGACTTCAAGCGTCATGCGCGCGATGTCTGGATCATCAACACCAAGCCCTATCGCGGTGCGCACTTCGCCACTTTCCCGGAGGAACTGGCGGAGCGCTGTATCCTTGCCGGATGCCCCGCCCGTGGCACAGTGCTTGATCCATTCATGGGTTCCGGTACAACGGCGGTTGCCGCGCAGCGGCTTGGACGCAGTTATGTCGGTATTGATCTGAACCCCACCTACATTACGCTGGCGCAGGAACGAATCACAAAAAGGAGGGAGTGCCCTTGAGGGAACTCAACCTGAACGGCTACATTGACGATGAAGTGTGGTACGGCGACGAGATTACGCCGGAAACGCTTCACGAATCGCTGTATGGAGCTGACAACCAATACACAGATGACGTGCATATTCGTCTGAACAGTTACGGCGGTTCCTGTAACGCTGCCACTCGCATGTTTGACGATATCCGCGCCTATCCCGGCAACGTGCACATCACGGTATCCGGCACGGCGGCATCTGCCGCAACCGTGCTTTCCATGGCGGCAGACAGGCTCGAAATGACGCCCGGATCGTTATGGATGATCCATGATCCTTCCGTCGTTGCACTGGGAAACGAGCGGGATCTGCTGGACTCCATCAACCTGCTCAAGGCGTGCAAAGAGAGCATCCTGAACATGTACAGTCGCCGTTGCCGTTGGAACCGTGTGGAGATCTCCGCGATGATGACGGCAACCACATGGATGGATGCGCAGACCGCGCTGACCAACGGCTTCATCGACGCCATCGCAAACGATGCGAAGAATGGCGTGATCCAGAATGCAGACAAGCCGCATATCGTGGAGCGCGCTGATGCTGAAAAACAGGTGCAGGCTTGGCTTGACCGCCATAAGCCACACAAACCCCAGCTGTCCCGCCCCGTACAGGACGAAGGTCGTCTGCCGGGCGATGATCATACATCAGCTGTAGCGCCTGCCGATGAGCAGGAAGAACTGCCCGAGGATACGGGCGGAACAGCACCACCGGCTTTGCCGGAGGAACCCCAGCCGCCGCAGGATACACCTGCCGCTCCTGAACTGCCGGAGTCAACCGGCACAATCGAACAGCCGGAACCGACCGGAAGTCGAACTTCGACCGGCATCCCTGTAGCCCAGCTGCATAAGCGGCTGGGTTTACTTATGCCCGCTAAGCGGAGCAATTAAGGAGGAACACCCTATATGAGTAAGATTCTGGACATGCGTACCAAGCGCGGCGAGATCTGGGACAAAGCGAAAGCGTTCCTGAACGCCAACACCGATGAAAACGGCCTGATGAGTGCCGAAAACACCGCCGAGTATGAGCGGATGGAGCAGGAGGTTGTCGACCTCGGTCACGCCATTGACCGCGAGGAACGAGCTGCCGAAATGGAACGCGAGATGAGTGCCTCCGTCAGCCCCGACCTCGCCTCCCGCCCCGAACAGAAGCGTGACACCAAGAAAGGCATCGCTTCGGATGCCTACAAGGACGCTTTCTGGAAACAGATGCGCGACATGGATCGCCGCAATGCCGATGTGCGAAACGCTCTGCAGATCGGTGAATTGTCCGAGGGTGGCTATACCGTCCCCGACGAGTTTGAGCACACCCTTGTGGAAGCGCTGCAGGAAGAGAACATCATGCGCGGCCTTGTGCATGTGATCACCACTTCCTCCGGCGACCGCAAGATTCCGCTGGTGACCAGTAAAGGCAGCGCTTCCTGGGTGGAGGAAGAAGCCTCCATTCCCGAGTCCGACGACGCCTTCGGTCAAATCACGCTGTCTGCACACAAGGTGGGCAGCATGATCCGCGTCAGCGAGGAACTGCTGCACGACTCTGCCTTCGATCTCGCGGGCTACATCACGAACGAGTTTGCTCGCCGCGTGGGTGCCGCCGAGGAAGAAGCGATCATCTCCGGCAACGGCACGCATAAGCCCACCGGTCTGCTTCATGCGACGCTGGGCGCGGAGACCGGCATCACCACCGCCGCCGTCGCCGCGATCACTGCCGACGAACTGATCGACCTGCAGCACAGCCTGAAGGCCGGGTATCGTCGCAAGGCGTGCTGGATCATGAACAACGCCTGCATCAAGCTGCTGCGCAAGCTCAAGGACGGCAACGGCAACTACCTCTGGGCACCGGGTTTGCTGGCGGGTCAGCCGGACGTGCTGCTCAATCAGAAGGTGCTGACCAGCAACTACATGCCGCTGCCCGCTGCCGGTAACAAAGCGATCCTCTACGGCGATTACAGCTACTACTGGCTGGCCGACCGTGAGGGCCGTTCCCTTCAGCGCCTGAACGAGCTGTATGCCGCTACCGATCAGGTGGGCTTCAAAGTCACTCAGCGCGTAGACGGTCGACTGATCCTGCGCGAAGCCGTGAAGTGCCTGACCATGAAGGCCGCTTAACCTGAATGGGGAGCCGTTCTTAGGAGCGGCTCCCCACAGAAATGGAGGACGAATATGAGCTACAACTGTAAAAACTACACCGCGCATGGCGGTAATGAGACAGTGATTGGTGGCAAGCTAACCTTTCTGCCCGGCGCGACCGTAGAAGGTGGCGAGGGTCTGTTCGGCGACGCTTCGCCCAGTTTCACGCAGCTGCCCAATCAGGCTGCCAGCGAAGCTTCGACCATAGCCACGCTCAAGGACAACTTCAACACTCTGCTCTCCGCGCTCAAGACTGCGGGACTGATGACGGCAGACGCGGCTGCTCCTGCCGATGACGGTGGCGGTGAGTAAACATGGTCGTATCCGTTGACGAGGTCAAATCTCACCTGCGGATTGACCACGACGATGAGGATGCCTATCTCGAGGGGCTGATCGCTCAGGCACAGGCTGTTGCAGAGGATTACTGCCGCGTCACCTTCACGGACGAAGCGGCAGAGCCGGTGCGCTTGGCTGTGCTGCTTATGACCAGCCATTACTATGAGAATCGTGATAACCCCGACAAGCAGGTATATGTCACTATGCGGATCGCGTTTGAAAACCTGCTGTATCCCTACCGTGACGTTGACAAAATGTTCTGAGGAGGTGAGGCTGCTTGCGCGGATACAAAAACTTCGAATCCAGTCCTCACCCCGGCGATCTGCGGCATCTGGTGGAGATCGGATACACGGAGAACACCATCAATGAAAACGGATATCCGGTTCCATCCGATGTCGTTGTCTGTCGCGTATGGGCAGCTGCCACCGATGCGGGCAACCAACACTACCGAAGCGCTGATGTCATGAACACCGAGGCAGTGATCAACTTCACGATCCGCTATCGGAGTGATGTGGTGCCGGGGATGTGGGTGCGCTTCCGTAATGAAAAGTGGATCATCTCCACACTTGGCGAGTATGCCTTCCGTCGCAACTATCTCGGCCTCAAGGCTTCGATCTCCAAGGGGGTCAGCGGCTGATGAGACAGGTACAGCAAGCGCTTTCCGGTATTGGCATTCCCGTGTTCGCTGGCGTATGGCGCGCTACTTCCGCCTTGCCCAATCCGCCTGTGCAGTATGTTGTGTACTCTACAACCAAAACCGAAGCCTCGCACTATGACGATCACGTCACATCGTACCGAACCTTCGTCTATCTGAACCTATGGAGTGACAGCGATCCAACGGAAATGGCAGGCATTATCCGTCAGGCCATGTACGATGCAGGCTTCGCCATGGTCGAGGAATCGGACAAGGGTTATAACCAACCTGCCTACGACACCGCGACCCACCAGTACACAGTGCAATGGACGTGGTGTCTGCGAGAGGAGGTAACTTGACCATGCCCATGGAGTTACAGGGCGCGGATGATCTTCGCAACGACCTCACGAACATGGCCTCCGCGATGGAGTTTGGTCCCGGTGTCAACAGAGCGTTGGAAGCGGGAGCAGTACCCATTGAACAACAGATGCTCCACAACGCTTCGACTGACCCGAAGATCATCACCGGCGACCTTCATGACTCTATCCACACCGGCAAGGTGAAGAAACGCTCCTCCGGTGGTAAGGCCATCACCATTGGTGTGCATCACAAAGAAAAGGGCGCATTTTATGCCAATCCCGTCGAGTTTGGGCACGGCGG